AAGAAGTCTATTATGGAGTGGAGAAATAGAGTTGGTGAAGAAGAAGCAAATGCTATATCAAAACGTGCATCTACACGAGGTAATAAGTGCCACAAGTTATGTGAATTATATCTAGAAAATAAATCAATTAGTAAGTACAGTGATGATCCACTATCCATGGGGTTATTTTATCAGATTAAACCCTACCTAGATAGTATTGATAATATACATGCCCTAGAGGAATCAATGTCTTCTAGTCTCTTGAAAATGGCAGGAAGAGTAGATTGTATTGGAGAATACAAAGGAGAATTAGCAATAATAGACTTCAAAACCTCAACAAAGTACAAACGTGAAGAATGGATACACGACTACTTTGCACAGGAGACAGCATATGCTATAATGTTTCAAGAGTTGACTGGTTTGATACCCAAGAAACTTGTTACAATTATCGCCTGTGAGACAGGTGAACCGCAAATTTTTGAAATCTATGACACAATTAAGTATGCTCGAAAACTCAAAGAGTATATCGACGCCTATAGGAGAGACAATGGCAACTGGTAAGGTTGATGACATCTTTGAAAAGAATTTTATGACCGCTGCTAAATTTTCAGTGGAGATAGAAAGTATTGTCAAAGAAGGTGATCTTAATTATATTGAAGCAATAGTTCAGTTCTGTGAAGACAAAAACATAGAGATGGATGGCATTAGTAAATTAATATCTAAACCATTGAAAGAGAAGTTGAAATATGACGCACAAAGACTTAATTATATGAAGAGAACATCTAAGGCATTTTTAAAACTGTGAGTGGAATAGAGGTCTATAAAATGTACCTCTCTTTGAAACTTCACTTTACTACAGACACATTCGACTATTTCAAATATGGTAACGCTGCTAAGGCATCTCAGCAGTCATTTGACAGTCGTAGAGATAAATTCTTTTTTGTGAAACTTTCGAGGACTTTCAAGGAGGACGAGTTACGCGAATTTTTTGTAGCTAATATGATCGTGGAAGATAAAGTCTATCCTGCTACATTAGTAAGAGAAGGTGCAGATAATTATAAAGAATATCTCAGAAGAAAACAATCACTCGCATATAATTTTAAACAGGATGTAAGTACACTATATGAGGACTCGCACTTGTTTGATAAATTGTTTATAATAGATGGTATGCACCCACCCTTGCTAAAAGCACATCTAGGTGGTAGAATAAGCATAGAGACATTGGCAATCTTCAACAAAATTTTCAATTATGTTGACAACTTTGACAAGATTATCAAAGAAGAAATCGTATGGAAACCCATCCGTAATCGGGTAGTGAAATACGAACCCTTTATTAGTATAGATAAAGGTAAATATAAGAGTATCATCAAACAACAATACGTATGAAATTTTTTCAATCAGAAGTAGTTCAACAAGAACTGCACCAAATGCAAGAACTTTACATGGACATCAACAGAATGGGTCTGATGTTGAGTTTAGATCAGAAAAAAGAACAGTTACAAAAAATGTTACGTCTGATTGAAATTCAACAAACAATGTACATGCGTGTTACATTGTCTGAGGATCCAGAAGCAAAGAAACTTGTAGATCAGGTAAAAAATGCTGCAGCTATGCTAGGCATGCCAAAGGAAGAAATAGGTCCTCAGTTCTATGATAAACTGAAAGATAATGTAAGAAAAATGATGAAGGAGTTACCAGAATGACTTGGGTATTAGTAAGTATTGTTGTATTAATTGCAGCAACAGGAGCACTCATAAGATACTATGACCCGCATAACTGATATTCCTAATCTTGAGGGATATGGTGTATTCGTTGATGATGTAGATTTTAAGAACATGTCTCGACGAGAGTGGATGGATCTTGGCAAGTTACACATGGAAAAACTTGTCATGATTATCAGGAACACTGGTCTCCAAAAACAATCTTTCTTACAGGTTATGAGAAAGTGGGGACAGGACAGACAAAATTATGCAGCAACTTTGTTTGCCAAGTATCCAGAGGCAGAAGGTAATGTTGTAAAACTTTTACGAAATCCAAAACTAGAACAAGAAGATAGAGATACAATCAAAGAATTTTTTCGCGTCGGTGGTGGTAATATAAAGACAGGAAATGCACTAAGAATTAGTGGCATGAAAATTAATGGTAAACCCATAGGCATGTTTGCTGAGGGTGAGTTACTATGGCATAGTAATGAGAGTGGAGATATAGCATTTACACCCGCAGTTGCACTATTAGGTGTAGAGAATGTAAAACAGAGTGCTACAGGTTTTATGGTAACTACACCATATTATCATAGTGTAAGTGATAGTTTTCGTAGTGAATTAGATGAGATGATTCTCATCCATAATTTTATGCCTGGCAAGATAAATCCTGGTCTTAATGATCCACAGGACAATCTAATGTATAGGAATATGTGCCCTGATGCAGACACAGAGATACCTTTGGTTATACAGAGTCCTGCAGGGGTCAAAGGATTGCACTACAGTTTTAATACTGTTACAGGTATTAAAGGCATGTCTAACCAAGAAGCGAAAAAAGTATTAGAAGAAATAAGAAAAGGATTAGACCCATATACTTATGATTACTGGTGGGAGAATGACGATGACCTACTGATATTTGACAACAGTATTGTACAACATAGACGACTAGGTGACACTACAAATCGTATGTGTCTACGTTATCAGTTTGACTATACCTATTTACAATATAAATCTACAAAACAAGCTTATATACCTTACTTACAAGAACCTTACATACAAAGATATAAAGATAGAATGACCTTGATCGCCAAAATGCTAGAGCATGAAGGAAAATCACTCCCAGTATTCGTCTAAAACATCAAGAACGTTATTTAATATCATCTGTGCTGCTGCTCTTTCATTCTCATCCCAATGAGGATACCACTGGTGCTGATGCAGACCATCTTTCATACGCATAACTTTTGCTAACATCTGTACTTTGTTCAATCGTCCATTCATAGGTGTATACGTTTATACTAATTATGTCGAGTTGTTCACATAAAGGGGTGCAATGTTAAGAATTTTATGATATAATGTGTTCATCTACTAAAATATAAGTGAAACTCACTCAAGAACTGATTGACCAAATACAGGAAGCAATGCTTCACACTAATCTAAAAGGTGAAATAAACTGGAAAGATGGTGATGACATTCAAGTGCAAATTGCAGGAACTTTTGCAAAGGATAAATTTATTGTTCTTAAAAATGCATCTAAGAATCCTTGGGAACCTGCACAACCACATCCTAGATTTGATTATGAAAAGAAGGAGTTTATAAAAGATGAATGATGAATACTTACAAGAACAAATTATACAACAAATTGAAGTTCTTGTTGAAGAATTAGGTGGTAGTATGTGCCACTCTGTAAGGTGTAACAGTATGGGTAGACAGAGTAAAGTTATAGAGATAGAATATAATGTAGAAGAATAAAACTACATTATGAACATCTTTGTGACAGATCCTGACCCTGTTGTTTCAGCAGAGGTTCTACCTGATAAACACATTGTCAAAATGCCATTAGAAACTTGCCAGATGTTGGCAGTAGTTTATTCTAAATGGTATTATGATTGGGGTAATGATTTACTCCCCAAGAAAGATGGAACACCATACAATACAGAGAAGGGTGCTTTCCGTGGACATCCTTGCACTATCTGGGCAGCACAAAGTATTGCCAATACTGCTTGGTTAATTCAACACGGTTTTGGATTACTTCAAGAGTATACACATAGATATGGAAAGATACATTCTTGTCAAACTGCAATGAATGCTGCAGAAAAAGTATTTGAAGAAAAAACAGGGAGAACATTACTATGCCACAAAGAAGCAACACCATTCGCATTTGCAGGTCCCGATGTATTTAAATATGACACAAGCATTGACACTCTTACTGCTTACAAACGTTATATATCGTCCAAACCTTGGGCTGCATCTAATTATCTTCGTGACCCATCCAAAAAACCGAATTGGTTATGAAGCACATACTTTTTAAATTAGAGGGATGTCCTTTCCCCACTTTGGAT